TATGGGTCGGGATCATAATAGATATCTGCGGAATCAACAACATCCTTAAATGTAGTATATTTTAAATATGAACCAATTTTACTGGCAATAACTTTATCACTGTGGTATTTATCATCCAAAATAATTTTCATTGTTGGAGTTTTGATATTTCGTGAAATACTTAATAATTCTTTAACTCTTGGAAGACCTAAGGATACAGTTACCCCAGTACCTGCTTTGTGAAATGATTTTAAATTAATTTGTGTTACGGGTTCACCAATACTTTGGGCAGCAATAAATCCAACCATTTCTCCCCCTTCAACACGAGCAATACGTATAATTTTCCTAAAATATTCTATTATTTCATCCAATTCGATTTTACTTAATTTATAAGTATGTGTGCATTTTTTGGGGGCCATAACATCGTATAAATATAATTTGAGCAATGATTTAATTTTTCGCTCATCTGTTTTTTTAATAACAGATTTGGTGTCATTATATTTCATAATTTTACTGTATGATCCAGAATACATATCCCTTATTCTTCCTAATACGTAATATGGATCAACAACTATTTCGTTATCGCGATCTTCACGGTTAATGATGTTGGTAATGTATTGCTGAATGTCAACTGGTATCATATATGATTCTTTGAACCCAATAGAACTAATATTACTTACTTGTTGTGTTTTTCGCATATGGTCTCGCATAGTGATAAGTTTTTTATATAATGCATCATTGAGCGCCACAGTATATTTTTCACTGGCTATCTGTTCTTTATGGAGTTTTGAAATTTCTGCTTCAGTATAGATATATTTCTCCCGGATAGTTTTATTATTGGCCGACATCAGGTCTATTTTTTGTTCAATTTGACATTCGGTATTAATACCATTATCACCATAGATACATTGAATAATTTTATCGTTGGCATTCCTGACAGTGCCATCATATTCTACTTTGATATCTTCTAAAACTTTTATTAATTTTCGTTGAATGTAACCAGTATCTGCTGTTTTAATAGCTGTACCAATAACACCTTCACGTCCTGCCATAACTTGGAAGAAGAATTCTGCCGGTCCCAGACCTTTGAGAAAGGAACTATGACAAAACCCTCTGGCAAACGCACTATCATCATGTTGACAAAACATTGGAAGGGTTCTATTATTAAATCGTTTCTGGATTCTTTTATTTTCAACAATAACTTGCCCAATACAACCAATAATTTGTCCTGCATTAATAGCAGTACCTGATGATCCGGACGAAATAGTAATAAAAATACCGCTCTCAGGAGTGAAATTGTTAACAATGATTTTACTTACATCGTCCTGTGTGGCCGACAAACTAGCTTGGAGACTGATTTCAAATGCTTCGCTAGTCATAACATATGGATCATTTTCATATTCTGTAATTAATGTTAAAATTTCTTTCCTTTTGGTTTCAATAATTTTATTAATAGATTTATGAACCTTCATTGGAACAACAGTATCTTTAATACTAATTGTAAAACCATATCTTATAAGCCATCTGAGAATCATTCTTTGTAAATCATCAATGAAATTGAGGGTATCTTGATTTCCATATTGAATTAATGTTTTTTGGATAATAGTTCCTATCTCAGATTTCCCAAAAATACCATGGGTAATCATACCATTATGGATCCTCAATAGGAAATCGCCATCATCTTTCTTTTTGGCAATATTTATTCCGTTTTGGATTATTTGTGAATAAACCATTTTTCCAGCTAGATATTTATGTTTTGGAATGGCACCATTTAGGCCAACCGTAGTTGACATTAATATATTCATGGCATCCTTCCAGTCAATTCTGGTTGAATTATATGTTTGTAAATAAGAGCCCATCAGGGCATCCTGTGTAGCGTTGAATGCTATTCGGCTAGTAGACGGACTGACAAACCTTTTTACGACGTTTGCTATAAGTCTCAGTTCTGCTACTGTTTGAATTCCTTGTGGAACATGAATATTCATTTCATCCCCATCGAACCGTATCCGATTTTCGTCCCTTATATTATGATAGATATTTTATCGGTCGAAAATCGCTCCACTAACTTTCGCTAATGGCTGGACTTTATCTTAAGCAGATGATGAGTAATTATCATCCACCCATTGCCGTTAAGTCTCTGAACCTTCATCCAAACAAATGGATGCTTGGCTGCGGATTTCCCATTTAGATATATTTTAATCTTCAATAGTTAATTTATGGTAATTATCGGTGTTTTTATTAGTTTTTTCGCCTGAGTATTTTTTCTTACTACTTTTACTGCCTGAATATTTTTTCTTATTCGCCTTTTTCTTAATCTGTTTCCCATTTTTGACATAGCTGAAGGCTTTTCCAATATATGATCTGTTGGTAACTATATTCCATGCTTGGTATATAACACCGGTACCGTGTGTTTCTTGGTCGTACTGTTCTTGGTTGGCAAGCTCATCTGCTTCTAGACAGGTAGTGTTGATGTAATTAAGGATCATGATATTATCATGATTTGTATGAGTTTTGTATTCAGGCTTTTAATTTTTCATTTTTTTAAATATATCTCATCTGGATTATTTTTACCATACCTCCGGTTTTTCTCCTGAGCCATGATTGTATTACTACAACCACTTGGTAAATCCAGCTTTAGGGGGTTCCCGCAATTTGACAATGTTGCTCACAATTATGTGAACTAGGTGGTTATATCTATGGTTTAGACCATAGGTTGATTTTACACTGTTTTTCCCCACTGGTAGAATCAACAACCATTGGGGCAGCCACCTGTTGCCGACCTCGACTCTGGGATGGATTAGAATCTGTACCAATCGGCATTATATGGGGCACATACACTGACATTGACTCTAAAAGTTAATAATGATGGATCAGTAATGACGTGTATTTCATGCCCCATCATAGACATTTTATGCAATGTAGGCTGTCTATTAAATAATACAAAATCACCGTTAATAAGATGTCTTTCGACGATATCCCCAGGTGATAATGGGGGAGGATTTTCTACATATTTTAAATGAAAAATATGTTTTGCTTCATTTCCCTCTTTATCAATGATATTTTTAATAACAAAATTGGCACCTGGATAAATTCTTCTACCATTTTTAACTAATTGACGCATATATTTGATATTGTATTTGGTAACAATTTCAGGATATGTTAAATTTTTTGCGATGATCAGAGGAATGCCAACTTGGTTCAGTGCGATGTTGGGATCTGACGTAATAACTGTACGACCTGATAGATCTACACGCTTTCCCATTAGATTTCCTCGGACACGCCCCTCTTTTCCTTTGAGGCGTTCCGATAATGATTTTGTCTGTTTTTTATTCTTCTGTTGTGATCTTGGCAGACCTAAGATATCGTTCGCAAAAAATGTAGCCACGTGGAATTGCAATAATGTAAAATCATCAATAACACTTGCTGATTTTGCCAGAGAACCATCACCTTTAGTATTTTTTAAGTTTTCATTATTTCTAATGATATCCACTAATTTATGGGTCAGATCATCATCAATGGTAGAAGATGATGCGATTTCCATTTTGATAGATGGACGAACTTGAACTGGGGGCACAGGGAAATTAACAATAATCATGTCTTCGGGTCTCGATTTATTTGGATCAAAACCCATGACTATACAGTCCTCATTAGAAACAGAACGGAGAATATCATAACAAAGTTGCGGAGTAAGTATTTGTGGAACCCGTTTTTTGATTTCTCCCTCATCTACTTCACTACTACTTTTAATGGGTTCTGCCAATAAAAATACATTGCTATATTTCTTATCGATCGTAATCTTATGTACTGGAGTACCACATCCATAATTGGTTCGCTGACAATGGGTAACAGACTTACATATTGATCTGATTTCTGCAAACCGTTGTTTCCCCTGCTTATTCTTAAGAAGTTTCGATATCGCGTCTTCATTTTTATAAACCAATAATTTGTGACAACGAATGCAAATACAACTCAATATATTCTTCAAAAATAGCAAAAATCCCATATTAAAAACGGGCTCAACTAATTTAATGTGGCCAAAATGTCCAGGACACCTCATTGCAGTTTCTCCACACGTGGCACATTCTAAATTTTTTTCAATCACTCCCAACCTTTTATCGATTACTCCATTTTGTACTGGTTCGGAATTAGAATAGATCTCTGCAACATTAAGGCCACCGGGATCGGATATAGCAGAATCTTTGAGTATGTCGGAGTTGCTATAAATACTGAAATCTATTCTCGTTATATTTTCTACTGTATCGACAATCCTCGAATATGTATTTTTACTTGCCTCCATTTTTGAAGTATACTAATAATATCGATTATAATTTTATATGAGTTATGTTAAAATTGTTTTAATTTTCAATTTTTGTTATGAGAATTGATTAATTCTCATGACAATTATATGGTTCATAACCTAATAAAACCAATATTTGCTGTTATTTTACCACAACATTTTTCCTGTGTTGTTTTAACAACTTGTGAAAAATATGGGCTGATATAATTGCTATTAATTTCTCCATTTATGTGCTCCAATAAACTATCATTTAGGTTGACCATGTTTTTGCGTTCAACATCAATGGTGTCAACATTTTGTCCGTGTACATAGAGATTTGGATATTCGCGTAAATCGGTCAGTGTACTGTACGCAATTTCAATGGCATATGCGTCCAGGATAATTATCATTAATTGTTCCATTATACAGAATTCATTTGTGGGTTCCCTATCATCTCCCATTGAATGAAATATCCGTTTCATGCAGGCATATTGATGGTAACAATTGTTACTAACCTCATGTGAATTTGATACACCTTCAAAATCTTTTTTCACGTGATCAATCATATCATGATTACGTTTATTCGCTATATTATTTGGTACATATGCAAAATATTTTTGAATGCCTTTTAAAATAATATTCGTTTCATCTTCTGCCCCTCTTCTTTCATACTCAATATTACGTTTGTTGTTTCGATCCAAATCTTTTATCAAGTTTTCTAAATTTTTTGTCACAAGTCCGCCAATATTCGCAAGGGGTCCACATATTACATTAATAATATCCATAATCAACATGTAAGTTGCTTCCTCAATTGTCTTTTGGTAATGCATATATTTGAAAATCATATCTTGTTCTGAAGCATCTGATGATCTTTTAATTGTTTTCCCCATTAGAATGGGATATCCCTTGTATCCTAACAATATATTCAATTTATATTCGTGAATACTGAATTTGATCAGTTGGAATGGAATAATTTGTCCTTTAGTTGCGAATATTTGTTTATATGATACATACTGCTTTAAATTATTGATCACCCAAATCCTGCCTTTTGGATTATTCATGAATGAGCTTATCGCATTCATTCCATTATTAGAATCTTCAATAATTAATTCATACGATTCATTCAGTAAACCATACCGACTAAGTAGGTGTCTGTTTGCCATATAATCCTTTATGGTCATATCATTCCCCATTAGGATATGATGAATAACGGCTAATTCATGGGAATTGGCCAATGCATATTCCGTTTGTTTCTTGAATTGAAAACCGATTGCAAAAATGGAGTTTGGGAAAAACATAAGTCTGCCAATTGGTATGTCATGTTTATGAATAGTATTTTTGATTGTGATAGACATTTTATTGGATGGAATATTAATAATGATGCTATTTTGATGATTATTATTCAATTTTTTATTCGAAGATAAATGAATTGACCGCCAATAAAAATTGAAAAATAATTAATAACAAATATATTAATAATAATATTTGGCAAGATACTGCTTCCAGGAACAATGTTGGTTAGGGCGATTGGTTCTAAATGTTTTATGCCGTACTACCAATCGAAAAAGTTTGCTATTAGTAGTAACAAAAGAAATTATGGAGCAAATGAATTATGGATTAATATTATGACGCCATTAGCAGAACCTGTCATGGTTGC